GGGCAAAGACATTACCGCTGGTATGTACCCACGCAGATCCAAGGATCGTAACTTCTTTGCAGATCTGTACTTTGATGAGAATGAAGACCTAGAGTTTGATGGCTCATTAATGCGTTTAAAGCGCGTCGGTACAGGCTTTATGTTGATTCAACGCCATGTGTTAGAGACAATGGTTGTGGCTCACCCCGAGTGGTTCTATGACTACAAAGGTGAAGACATTTGCAGCGTATTTGATTTTGAAATCAAAGACGGTCACTACCTTGGTGAAGATTATTTGTTCTGCGACCGAGCTGCGGAGCACGGGTTTAAAATTTATGCAGACGTAGACATCAGTCTTCCACACGTTGGCACAGATACTTTTGAAAATAACTTTAGAGAAGAGGTAGTTATCCCTCTACTTGAAGCTATCCGTAAGACCAAACTGAAAGTAGCAAATGGCTAAGACACCAGCATGGCAGAGAAAAGAAGGCAAGAATCCGAAGGGTGGCTTAAATGCCAAAGGGCGGGCCTCCGCGAAAGCGCAAGGCATGAATTTGAAACCGCCCCAGCCAGAAGGCGGCTCCCGCAAAGACTCTTTCTGTGCGAGGATGGAAGGGATGAAAAAGAAATTGACATCCGCCAAAACCGCCAAAGATCCAAACTCACGCATCAATAAATCTCTTAGAGCTTGGAAGTGCTAAATGGACTATCACGTTCTTTGGTCAGCGGCTTTATCTGTCATCTTGGGGGTTGGCGGATTTTTTCTGCGTGAAAAGTTTGCTGAGATTAAAGAAGTGGCTTCCGAGCTGAAGCGGGTTGAGCGTTTACTCAATATAACGCGAGAGGAAAACCATCGTGATTTCATTACTAAAGCAGAAGTTCAAAGAATCTCTGACCACATTGACCAACGTTTTAACAGGTTGGAAGAAAAGATTGACCAACTTATTCGTCAAAAAGGATAATGATGCCAAGCACGAGTAAGAAGCAACACAATTTCATGGCCGCGATTGCTAATTCGCCATCGTTTGCTAAGAAAGTTGGAGTGCCCATGTCAGTGGGCAAAGAGTTTGTAACTGCCGATAAAGGCAAGAAATTTTCTAAAGGTGGCGATATGAAGCATGAAGACGTAAAGATGGACAAGAAGATGATGCAGAAGGCTGTGAACAAACACGAAGGCCGTTTGCACAAGGGTCAGCCTATGACCAAGCTTGCTAAAGGCGGCATGGCTCCATCTAAGATGGGTGCTGTAAAAACTGGCAAGACACCTGATGGCGTTGTCTCCAAGGGTAAAACCAAAGGCACAATGATTAAGATGGCTAAAGGCGGCAGATACTGCTAAGGAGTTACTATGAAACGTAGTGTCAACGATTACGATAAAACCTCGGGTGGCGGTTATCAAATTCCACGAACTCAGACTAAAAATCGAGATCAAGAAGCGTTGGATTACCTGGGGGGCGGCTTAGGGCTTGCAGGTGCTGCTGCAACCGCAGCTATGGCTATGAGTCCTAAAAGGACAAATGAAGATCGTCGTGAAGCTGCTGAAGCTGTTAAACGCGAAGCCAAAGCTGAAATGAAGCGTGAGTCACGCGGCATTCCAAAGCCTGCTAACTTTGATGCCATTGAAGAAGCTAGGCAAGACGCTAAAGATGCGGCTGCTAGAAAAAAGATTAGCGATATGGGTTACGCTAGTGGTGGCAAGGTTTCTTCTGCGTCAAAACGTGCTGACGGTATTGCAACTAAAGGCAAGACCAAGGGCACAATGATTGCCATGCGTAACGGCGGTAAATGTTAAGGATTAATCATGGCAACAAGATGGGAAAACCTTCCAGGCCTTGATGATGACTTCCTTGAGCGAGCTAGGGAAGATTTTCAAAAAGGCAAAAAGGGTCGCAACGTAGACTCTTCTAAGCTTACGGGTGGTGCTAAAGAAGCCGTTCGTGAAGCCGGTCGCCGTGCTGAAAATCGTAACATTGGTCGCGGTGGTCTGCCTGCTGTTGCACTTGGTCTTGGAGCTATGGCTGGTCGCGAGATAGATGAAAGAACTGGCCTTGGCAAAAAGATTGTTGACAAGGCTGGTCTTGGTGGTATTGCCGATAAAGCGGCTAATCAACGCGATAGAGTTGAATTGGCTAAAGGCGCTAAAGAGCGTTTGCAAGATCAAGAGTTTGACCAGATGCGTCGAGATATTGATGCTAATGAAAAAGCTCGCAGAGAGTATTCAGGTCGATATGCCGACGGAACCCGTTTGCCAGATGAAGAGCCTTACAAAGGTGACGGCATGAAAAAAGGCGGTAAAGTAAAGATGTCTTCTGGTGGCGTTACCGCATCCAAACGTGGCGATGGTATTGCCCAGCGCGGCAAGACTCGCGGAAAGATGTGCTGACATGGCAACCTTAAAACCCGCAGTTGGTGTAATTAAGTCTTTAAAGAAGGCTGGCTTCTATGAAGCAAAGAAACCCAAGCGTTTGGGTATTATCAATAAAGTCACGACTAAGCCACAGCGGATAGAGATGGTTGACAAATTGTTTTTAGCCAAGAAAGCTAAAGGTAAATCAAAATGATGGCAAGCCGTGGCATGGGAGCTATTGCAAAATCTAAAATGCCAAATGGTATGAAGAAGTCACGTTACGCTGAAGGCGGTAAACTTCCTGCTGCCTTTATTAATGGTGACGAGTTTGTAGATGCGGCCAAACGCTACGGCCTAGATGACTTGGATGAAAGAATCCTTAACAAAATTGTTAATCTTGTAAATCAAGGTGAAACAGTGGATTCAGCAGCAAGGAAAGTGGCAGGTAAAAAATGATGGCAAGCCGTGGAATGGGGGCAATGTCCCCTAGTAAAATGCCCAAAGGTGTGCGTAAAGCTCGCCGTGACGACACTGACTTCACGCAGTATGCTGAAGGTGGTAAAGTCAATGCTGCTGGTAACTATACTAAACCCGGTCTGCGCAAGCGGATTGTGTCTCAGGTTAAAGCTGCGGCAACTCACGGTACTGGCGCAGGCCAATGGTCAGCCCGTAAAGCGCAGCTTGTTGCCAAGAAGTATAAGAAAGCCGGTGGAGGATACAGAGATTGAAAGCTCCTCAGAAATCGCTTAAGGACTGGGGCGACCAGAAATGGCGCACCAAGTCTGGCAAGCCGTCAAGCAAGACGGGTGAGCGATATTTGCCTGAAGCAGCTATTAAATCTTTATCACCAAAAGAGTATGCGGCTACGACTAAAGCCAAACGTGCTGGTAAAGCCGCTGGCAAACAGTTTGTAGCCCAACCTAAAACGATTGCAAAGAAAACGGCAGGATTTAGATGACCACAACTGGCTCAACCCTATTCAACATGGACTTCACGGAGATTGCCGAGGAAGCGTGGGAGCGAGCCGGTCGTGAAATGCGTTCAGGCTATGACCTGCGTACAGCTCGCCGTTCCATGAACCTGATGACTATCGAGTGGCAGTCTAAGGGTATTAACATGTGGACGATGGAGCAGGGGATTATTAACCTGACTCCCGGTCTAGCCACATACGCACTGCCAACAGATACGATTGACCTGATGGAGCATGTTATTCGTACTGGATCAAACACTTCTTCTACACAGGCAGACCTGACAATTTCGCGTATCAGCGTTTCTACATACGCCACTATTCCAAATAAACTTAGCCAGGCTCGTCCAATCCAGGTTTGGATTCAGCGTCTATCTGGAGAAGCCAACCCGACGAATTCAGTTCTTGTTGGTGCAATAAGCTCTACAGATACAACAATTACGCTAAGCACCATTGTTGGCTTGGCCGGTTCAGGTTTTATCCGGATTGGTACTGAAGACATTTACTACACCTACGTATCAGGCAACGTCCTTGGTGGTGTGTTTCGTGGACAGAACAACACAACCGCAGCAGCCCATAGCGATGGCGATGCTATCTTTGTTCCCCAGCTTCCAGCTGTAACTTTGTGGCCTACGCCAGACAACACCACTCCGTACCAATTTGTGTACTGGAGATTACGCCGTGTCCAGGATGCCGGTGCTGGTATTGAGACGGCAGACATGAACTTCCGTTTCTTGCCTTGCTTAGTAGCTGGCTTGGCTTATCACATTGCAGTTAAAGTGCCTGAGTTAATGCCCCGCATCCAGATGCTTAAGCAGATGTACGACGAAACGTTTGAGATTGCAGCTGGAGAAGATCGCGAGAAAGCTCCAGTA